TTATTTTATGGCATTAAACTGCTGTATGTTTCTGAACTAATGATTGACGAACTAAGAAAGGAAAGTAATGATGAGTCACTTTGAAAGTCGAGACTTGCCTGCAATCATTGGCAAGATAGCTAACTGGCATCAAGCCCGAAATTTAATTGAAGGCTCAGATGATAAAGCGCAGGTGTTAAAACTTATACAGGAATTAGGAGAACTGTCTGACAACATCTGCAAAAACCTAACACCCATAGATGATATAGGAGATATAATTGTAGTCCTCATTAACATTGCTGTTCGCAATAACCTCACAATCTTTGAGTGTTTAGAACACGCATACAATGACATTAAAGATAGAAAAGGTATCATGGTCGATGGCATCTTTATTAAAGAAGGCGATAAAATAAATATTGATTTTGACAGCTTCGGAAATAAATAATGTTTGACACCGCTTTAAAACTGTGGTACTATCCACATTCAATCCAACAAAACGAGGTATAGAAAGATGGCAATAGCAGAAGGTACAGCATATTGGGCAAGCGTTACAACTCCCAACACTAACTTTGAACCAGTGTATACAGTTAATTTAATTGTAGCTGATGATGTAGCTAGTGACTTTAAATCAAGAGGGTTTCCAGTTAAGGAGATGGAAGAAGGCACTGCCCTCATAATTAAGCGCAAAGTTAATGGGCCAAATGGAATGATACGTTCCGCGCCTAAGCTTTTTGATAGGTCTAAAAATCTATTAGATGAGAGAGTAGGTAATGGTTCAACAGTAAAAGTACAATACAAAGAGTGGGAATCAAACTGGAAAGGCCAAGTTTTTAAAGGCTTTGATTTCCAAGCTATGCAAGTACTTGATCTAGTAGAAGTAGGCTCACCTGATGGGTCTGAATTTGATGTAGAAGATGATAACATAGAGGATGAATTATGAGTGACGCACCACAATACACTTACATTAAAGATGATGTAACTTATGATGTAGGTCAACTGTCCCCTGAAGGGCAGTCAGTGTTTGGAGTATTAGTAAATGCACAAGGTAAATTACGTGAGGCAGAGTTAAATGTCACACTAGCCAGAGCATCTATTATGACTTTAACAAATAGTATGGACGAGCATTTAGTAGATGATGCTATTATAATTGAAGAGGATACAACTGAGGAATAGACATGACCTTTGTGAAGACCCGCTTACCATGTAGTGAGTGTGGTGGTTCAGACCCTGTTGCCGTTGATGAGAACGGTGCAGGGTTTTGTTTTAGTTGCCGCCATGTTTTTAAACAATATGACACAACGGAAGTACAAACAGATACCGTAAGGGATATAAAAGGGTATCAAGAAAAGTCAGAAAGCTATAGTAATCCAAAATGTTTTGGCGCTATTTCTGACAGAGGAATATCAAAAGAGACTGCCCAGAAGTATGGGGTTCAAATCTCTAGAACAAACGGGGGTAATATAGCTAGACATTACTACCCCTACTATGATGGTACTGAGTTAGTTGGTACTAAAGTTAGAAAGGTAGAGGATAAAGGATTCACTTGGATTGGTGACGCTAAGAAAGGAAACCTATTCGGTCAACACCTATTCTCTAAAGGCGGTAAGTATCTGACACTTGTAGAAGGAGAGTTAGATGCACTAGCCGCCTATCAAATGCAGGGTAGTAAGTATCCTGTCGTATCTGTAAAGTCAGGATCGTCTGCGCTCAAGGATTGTAAAGAATCTTATGAGTGGATAGATAGCTTTGAAACTATAGTGGTGTGCTTTGATGGTGACGATGTAGGTCACAAGGCGGCCACCCAAGTTGCAGAACTATTTGGCGGCAAGACACTTATCGTTAAGCACTCAGAAAATTATAAAGATGCTTGTGATTATTTAAAATATAATCAGCAGTCTATGTTTATAAAAATCTGGTGGCAGGCAGAACGGTATGTCCCTGACGGCATTGTCCTTAGCAGTCAACTACGCGATGAAGTTATGGCAGAGTTAGAAATGCCATTCTGTAGTTATCCTTGGGACTGTCTCAACTTAATGTTATATGGGATGCGTAAGGCTGAACTTATAACACTCACCGCAGGAACTGGTGTTGGTAAATCAACAGTAGTTAAACAACTTCAAGAAGAAATATTCAAACACACTTCCGAAAAGATTGGAGTCCTTTCTCTTGAGGAGAGCGTGGCTACTGCCGCACTTGGCCTCATGTCCTTATCGGCTAACAAACTTCTACACTTGCCGACAAAAGAACAGATGATGAAACATATCCTGAAAGACCCCAATAATATTTACCGTAAGCCCAAGCTTGCAGAAAGTATCTCAGTTGAGGAAAAGCAAAAAGCTTTTGAAGACATACTCAGCGGTGGTCGCTTTCTCTTCTTGCGTCATGTCGGTAAGTTCGAGATGGATAGCGTTCTAAATAAAATAAAATATCTAGCCAAGGCAGAGGACTGTGGAGTTATAGTCCTTGACCACATTAGCATTCTTGTAGGGATGGCAATGGGTGTAGGTAATGATGAGCGCAAAGCTATTGATGCAGTAATGCATAATCTCAGGGCAGTCGTTGAAGAGACAGGCGTTAGTCTGATAGCTATTAGCCACCTCAGTAAGACAGGTGCTAGTCGAGATTCACATGAGGAAGGTGGCCGCGTTAGACTAGGAGACTTGAGAGGGTCGAATGCCATTGCTCAGCTTAGTAATATTGCAATAGCACTTGAGGGTAATCGACAGGCTGATGATCCAGAAGAACGCAACATGACTGTTGTTCGCATCTTAAAGAATCGCTTTAGTGGCGAGACAGGGATTGCAGGCTACCTAAAGTATGACAGTCAGACAGGAAGACTCAATGAAGTAGATGAATATAATTGCGGAGAAGTATTATGAATTTAGTATTTGATATAGAAGCTAATGGCTTAGAGCCTACTGAAATCTTTTGTATTGTTGCTATAGATGTAGACACTAGTGTTGTGTATGACTTTGACAACACACAAATATCAGAGGGCTGTGAGTTCTTACAGAAAGCAACCAAGCTAATAGGACATAACATTCTTGGTTATGATCTGCCTGCTTTAAAAGATATACTGGGTGTGGATTTATTTGACAAGAAAATTGTAGACACCCTAGTTCTTTCACGCTTGTTCAATCCTACCAGAGAGGGCGGTCATGGCTTAGAGAGTTGGGGCTATAGACTTAACTTCCACAAAGGAGACTATGGCAAAGATGAATCTGCTTGGGATCATTACACCCCAGAGATGCTGAAGTATTGCATCAATGATGTTAAGTTAAATGTATTGGTTTATAATACTTTGCGCTTAGAATCTAAGGGCTTTAGTCCACTGTCTGTTAGACTTGAGCATTCTGTTGCTGACATTATCAACAAGCAAAGAGTCAATGGATTTCTTTTAGATCAGCGCAAATGTATGGAACTAATCGCAGAACTTAGCGACTCTCTTGGTAGAGTAGAAGAAGAAGTTCGCCAAGAGTTTAAGCCCACAGTAGTCACTCAAGTTTTAAAGCCTAAGTACACCAAGTCAGGGGCTATAGCTAAGACAGCAACAGACCAAGACGGTAATGGCGTTAGACTTACAGACGCAGAGTACGCTGAGATGGAGTTGTTCTCAGAACCAGTGATACGTAAAACTTATACAGAGTTTAACTTAGGATCACGCAAACAGATTGGAGAATATTTAATAGCCTTTGGGTGGAAGCCCAAGAAAATGACACCAACAGGCCAACCCATTGTTGATGAAGGCACACTAAGCAGGGTTAAGAATATTCCACAAGCCGCAATGATTGCCAAATATCTTATGCTTCAAAAGCGTTTAGCCCAAGTAAATTCTTGGATGAAAGAAGTTAAAGACGACAGCAGAATACACGGCTATGTCAATCCTAACGGTGCAGTGACATCACGTATGACTCATTCCCACCCTAACACCGCACAGATACCAAGCTGTACTGCACCCTATGGTGAGGAGTGTCGTAGCTGTTGGACTGTGCCAGAAGACTACAGGCTAGTGGGCATTGATGCATCGGGACTTGAACTTAGAATGTTAGCACACCACATGAACGATCAGGAGTACACAAATGAAATCCTTAACGGAGACATACACACCGCTAATCAAAAACTTGCAGGACTTGAATCAAGAAATCAGGCAAAGACTTTCATCTATGCCCTCTTGTACGGAGCAGGAGATGCAAAGCTTGGGTCTGTGGTTGGACGAGGTAGACAAGAAGGTAAAGGACTTAGACAACGCTTCTTTGATGGTCTGCCATCATTTAAAATTCTTAAAGATAGAGTATCAGGAAAAGCTAAAAGCGGATTCGTTAAAGCACTAGACGGACGTAGGCTTACGGTTCGCTCAGAACATTCAGCACTTAACACTCTCTTGCAGGGTGACGGAGCAATTGTGATGAAGCAAGCCCTTGTAATACTTAACGACAAGATAAAGAACCACGGCTATGACGCTAAATTTGTAGCCAATGTACACGATGAATGGCAGATAGAATGCCACCTTGATGATGCAGTTGCTGTTGGTCAGGCAGGCGTTAGAGCTATTAAGGAAGCAGGATGTATGCTTAAACTTAATTGTCCATTAGACGGAGACTATAAAGTCGGGGAGAACTGGAGTGAAACACACTAAAAATTGTAACCACTGTAATGTTTCTTTAACTGAACACAATTGGGGAAACGGCAATGTTAAGAAACAAAACTATATCTGCAAGCCTTGTGACGCTATAAAATCTAAAACAAATAGATTTAAAAGAATAGCTAGAACTATTGGTCAAGCAGTATACGGAAAATATAACAGCGTCAAACAAGGTCATGTTTACATTGTATCTAACCCTGCATGGGAAGGTTGGTACAAGGTGGGCATGGCTGTCGATGCAGACGATAGGTGTAGAAGCTATCAAACCTCTAGCCCTATGAGAGATTTTAAGTTAGAATACTTTAAGTTCTTTGATGATCGTAGAAATGCTGAGAACATCGCCCATCTTAAATTAAGTACTACTGACTATGAGAAAAGAGGCGAGTGGTTTAATGCACCTTTAAATAAAATAGTATCTGTTATTAAAAACATACAGGAAGAATCTAATGAGTAAACTTGACAGTGTAGTACCTGACATTTACAAACACCTTGAAGGACTATCAGACGGCAAGCCTCTGCCGCTAACAGAAGAAGATATTGACAGTACCCTTGTTGGAATTAAAGAGGCTCTCATGTCTTGGGCAGTTCCTTCTGAGCGTAACAAAGACTTTACTTTACGTATGTCTAACATCGGTAAGCCCTCGCGCCAGTTGTGGTTTGAAAAGCGTGACCCTGAAGGGCGCGGCGGTATCAATGGCCCAACACAAATAAAGTTCCTGTACGGCCACTTGCTTGAAGAGATTGTATTGATGCTTGTACGAATGGCAGAATACAACGTGACAGACGAACAGAAAGAAGTTAAAGTTAAAGGCATTGTAGGACACATGGACTGTAAGATTGAAGGCGAAGTAGTTGACGTTAAGTCTGCCTCTAATTTTGCATTCAAGAAATTCCAACAGGGTCGCTTAGCACAAGACGATCCCTTTGGATACCTTGGTCAGCTTGCAGGATATGAGGAGGCAGAGGGTACAGAAGAGGGTGGATTCTTGGTGATCAACAAAGAGAGCGGTGAGTTGTGTATGCATCGCCCAGAAGATTTAGATAAGCCAAACATAAACACCAAAATAGATCAACTTATTTCAGCATTAGAGGTTGACGATCTCCCAGAGATGTGTTATAGTCCTATACCAGATGGTAAGAAAGGGAACTTCAAACTCCCTAAAGGCTGTTCTTGGTGTAAGTATAAGTTTGAATGTCATAAAGACTCTAATGATGGCAGTGGATTAAGAGTTTTCAAATACGCCAATGGCCTCTCATATCTAACACACGTTGAAGTAGAACCTCAAGTAGAAGAAATCTTATGAACCGCAAACAATCTAAAAGAATATCTAAACAATCTAAAGTGATACTAGTCGATTGGCTACGTTCTCTGCTACCAGAAGAAGAGGCCAGTAAAATAAACACTACAAATTGTTTAGATTTTATTCCAGAGCAGACACACTTCATTGCAAATAGAACTTTATATTTGAATGCCTATCACCCTAAGTGGATTAGAAATAAAATAAAACGAATGCTAAGATTATTTCCTGATCGCTCTATTAGTGATATTACTTTTGAGGATATTCAGTGGCTGATGCAGAAGAATTAAACTTACAGGATTGTATTCTAAATCTAAGCGAGTGGATGTTACTGGGCGGCGGTCACACAGACCACGTACCTCTAGAGATTTGGTATACTATTAAAAAATTAATTGAGTTTGAGATTGCAGTTAAAGAGAGGGAAACAATACATTGACAAAGAAAGTACGTAAGGGCTACCGCAAACAGCGCGTCAAACGCCCAGTAGAAAAAGACGTAGTGAAAGGCTATGACTCCAACTGGGAGTATGAGCTTCATTCTGGTATCTTAGATG